TGTTGGAGAATATATAACTTTTACTTCTGTAACATTACCTGGTGGTGGAGCAACAAGTTTTACTACAGCAAATTTCACAGATTTTACTTTTGAAATTTTAACAGTGCCAACGACAAGTACGTTTACAATACAAATGAAATCTAATGAAACTGGTACAGGTATGTCTACTGCTGGAAGTGTCACTATTAATCCTTATGAAGAAATAGGACCTACAATTCAAACTTATGGTTATGGTTGGGGAACAGGAACTTGGGGTAGAGGTACTTGGGGATCAGGTACAACAAGTTCAACTGTTATTCTTGATCCTGGTAGTTGGTCTTTGGATAACTTTGGACAACAGTTAGTTGCCACAATAAAAGATGGAAAAACATTTGTATGGAATCCAGCTGTATCAAATCCTTTAACAGTAAGAGCAACACTAATGACTGGTGCCCCAACAAAAACAAGATTAACAATAACCTCAGATAGAGATAGACACGTAGTTCATTTTGGAACGGAAACAACAATAGGTGATACAACTACACAAGATCCTATGTTTATTAGATTTAGTGATCAAGAAAATTTTAGTGTATATCAACCTACTTCTGTAAATACTGCAGGAACTTTTAGACTTGATACAGGTAATAAAATTGTAGCAGCAGTTTCTGGTAAAGATTATAATCTTATTCTTACTGATCAAGCTGCTTACACTATGCAGTTTGTAGGACCACCGTTTACTTTTTCTATAAGACAAGTTGGTTCCAACTGTGGTTGTATTGGACAACATGCAACAGTATATGCTGATGGTAGAGTTTATTGGATGGGATCAGGAGGAGGATTTTTTGTATTTGATGGTACAGTTAAATTACTTCCATCACTTGTAGAAGATTTTGTTTTCACGACTACCGGATCAAATGTTGGTGTTAATTATTCCTCTAATGAAATTATTTACGCCTCTCATAATTCTTTGTTTAATGAAATTATTTGGTTCTATCCAGCAGGAACTCCAGCAGGCAATCCAGCAACGCAAAACAATAGATCTGTTGTTTATAATTATGTTGAAAATACTTGGTCTACTATGACACTTGCAAGAAGTTCTTATGCAGATGCAAGCACTTATGCTGTACCTTATGCAACAGAGTATACTACAACAGCAACTCCGACCTTAACAACTATGAGTGGTGCTACAAATACTTTTGGAGCATCGTTATACTTTGCACAAGAAGTAGGCACGAATCAAGTAGCACTTAATGGAAGTGTAACAGCTATACCAGCATTTATACAATCTGGAGATTTCGATTTACCTACAGAAGGAGATGGAGAATACATGCTAAGACTTAGTAGATTTTTACCAGATTTTAAAAACTTACAAGGAAATGCAAAAGTAACAATATTTCTTAAAAATTTTCCAATTGACTCTGGTTCTTCTTCACAACTTGGTCCTTTTACGATATCATCTACAACACAAAAAATAGATACACGAGCAAGAGGTAGATTAGCTAATATAAAAATTGAAAATACAACTACAAATGAGACATGGAGATTTGGAACATTTAGAGCTGATGTAAATCCAGATGGTAGAAGATAATGGCAAAAATTAACGTATATGTACCAGAGCCACCACAAGAATACAGTGTAGAGGGTTTTAGACAAATAAACCAAGGATTGGCTACAATTGAAAATCAATTAAATACTTCTTATCAACAAGACTTGAAAAACGAACAAGATTCGTTTAATTACTTTATGCAATGACAATAAGATATAAAAGTGAAACATTTGATTTAACAACGACTGATAAGACTACTATTCTTACATGTCCTGCAGATGCAACTATAATTGTAAAATCTTTACAAGCAAATCATAAGACTGCATCTAATGTAGATGTAGACGCTTTTTTACAAAAGAGTGGTGGGTCAGATGTTGAAATAAGTCATTCACAACTTAATAAAAATTTTACTAATTTAGTATTATCAAGTTTAAATATGGAAGCTAGTGATGTTTTAAAAATACAGGCAGCTAGTGCTAACACTATTACAGGTGCAGTAAGCTATGCATTAATAGATCGATCACAGGAAAATGGCTAAACAAAAATTTACTTTTTTCGTACCAAGAGATAAACCAAAGAAAAGACCTCGAAGACACTGTAAAAATTTAAATAAGAAAAAAAAGTTGCAACATAATAAAAAATATAATAGACAAGGACGTAGACAGTAATGAAATATCCCGATAAAATACCTGCAGTAGCAAAAGAAATAATCAAAAACAAAAGAACGGGAAAAGTATATGATAGCAAAGATCATTTTAATCTTGATGTTGCTGATCCCAATACTGATACTACTGAAGATGATTTTAGACAAGACCTCGAAATAACGGTAACAAGGGTAACGTTAGGCGCACAAACAAAAAAATAATGGAACCTCGAGGTGCAACCGAAATCCAAATGGAAATGCTACAAAAATATGTAGCTAAAGAAATATTAGATCAAGTACAAATTTGCACGTCAATACCAGGTAAAGTTCCTTTAGATTCAAAAAAACTAAATATACTATGGCAAAAAAATTCTTGGGACCAACCTAATCTTCAAAAATTTTTTAAAGATAAATCTAGACATCATGAATACGATTGGTACGTTTTCAATAGTCATTGGAATTATGAAAAATTTAGATATGCTTTTGATATACCTACTGAAAAATCTGTAGTAATAAAAAATGGTATAGATAATTTTCCTGATAGAAAAATTTTTAAAAAAGGACACCCAATTAAATTAATACATCATTGCACTCCTTGGAGAGGTTTAAACGTCTTGTTACGTGCTATGCAAGATGTAGAAAATCCGAATATAAAATTAGATGTATATAGTTCATGTAAAATTTATGGATCTGAATTTGAAAAAAATAGAGGAAAAGATTTTGAAGCATTATATGAACAAGCTAAACAACTACCTAATGTAAATTACATTGGCTATAAACCGAACGAATATATTAGAGAAGTTATGCCTAGTTACGATATGTTTGTATATCCATCTATTTTTGAAGAAACATCATGTGCATCTGCTTTAGAGGCCTTAGCTTCTGGTGTTCATGTAATTACTAATAATTTTGGAGCTTTGTACGAAACATGTGCCGAGTGGCCAGTATATATAAACTATTCAACTAATTATGAACAAATGGCACAAGATACTGCAACAGCTATAAACATAGCTGCTAAGTATTTACATGAGGGTTTTATACAAGAACATTTAGAAGAACAACAAAAATTTTACAAAAGATTTTATAATTGGGAGAAGAAAGGTTCGGAATGGACAAACTTTTTGAAAGGGGCTTTGAATGAAAGAAACAATAAATGAAGATACATACCAAACATTAAAAGAAGTTGAGGTAGACGCATACGAAAAAGCTTCTCGTCCAATGTGGAAACAGAATACCGGACAAACAAAACATAGTTTAATGGTTTGTACTCCATGTCACAGTGATGTTACTATGCATTACACACAAGCATTATTAGAATTACAACAACTTTGTATTCAAAAAAGAATAAAAATTACTTTTACTTTATTAAAATCTTCTTTAGTAACTCAAGGCAGAAACTTATGTACTTCAGCTTTTTTAGAATCTAGTTGTACACATATGTTGTTTGTAGATTCTGATATATATTTTAAAGCAGAGTCTATTATTAAAATGTTAGATTTAGATAAAGAATTAATATCAATTCCTTATCCTTTAAAAACAATGATGTGGGATAAACTTTATGATAAATGGAACAAAGGTGAAGTAAAAAATCCTGGGGATTTACATAGATGGTTAAATACTTATCCTATAAAAGTAGAGAACTCAAAAAATATTACGTTAGATAATGGTGTTATGGAAGTTACACATAGTCCTACAGGATGTATGTTAATTAAAAGAAGTGTGTTTGATAAAATGATAGAAAAATATCCAGATAAAAACATAGTCCAAAAGACTGTTATAAATGGTGAGTATATAGACAGACCTAATCTTTGGAACTTTTTTGATTGTATACATGACCCAGAAACTAAGACATATATGGGGGAAGATTTCTCTTTCTGTAAACTTTGGAAAGATGCAGGTGGTAAATGCTACGTCTATATTAAGGACCCTATAATACATGTTGGTGAACACCAATATGAAGGTTGTTTTCTTGATGAGTTGAAACCGAGCAAGTAAAATGGTATTATTTTTACTTTAAGATCTTAAAAGGAGAATATATTTAATGATACCTTACATACTCGCAGCCTATGGTGGTTATAGAGGTTACAAACAAGCAAAAAAAGCAGGAGCTTCAGGTTTAGGAAGACTTTTTGGTGCAGCAGCAGGAGCTTATGGTGGTTATACTTTAGGTGCAGGTGGCATGAATGCTCTTGGTATGAAAAGTTCTTACACCCCATTTTTACAAACACAGGTTGGACAAAGTGTCAGCGGAATGTTACCTGGTGTAAATCCCTACACAGCTAGTAGAGGTATAAGCGATCCTGCCGCGAGTATAGAAAATTTAACAATGGATCCTGATAAAAGAACCATGTTGCAAAAACTTTTGTATCAAAAAAATAACGTAGACAAAATTGATCCTTTTAAAGCTTCAGCGTTAATAGCTGGAGGAACTTATTTAAGTGGTGCTTTTGATAACCAACCTGTTGATATGTACTCACCCGGTTACAATATGAATTATCTTACCATGAAAGAAAACAGACCTGGTTATACTTATATTGATCCTGATACAGGACAAGAAAAAGCATATAAAAAAATATATTCACCAGAAGAAGCTGGCTTAGGTGATCCTAGAATGGGTGCTTATTCCATGAATGTGCAAAGATTAAAAGTAGGTGGCATTGCACAAATAAAAAAATTTAATGAAGGTGGTGTAAATTACCTTCCATCAAAAGTTTCACATGACGAAAACGATGCAAACAATTATGTTAGAGCATCTGGTTATGTAGAAGACGGAGCAGGCGTAGGAGATAAAGACGAGGATACAATGTTAGCTCAATTAGCAGACGGAGAGTTTGTGACAAGAGCAGATGGAGTATTAGGTGCTGGAATCATAGCTGGAGCAAATCCAAATAGCATGAGAGACATGCGTGAAAAAGGTGCCGAATATTTCTATGAACAACAAAAAAGATACAAACGTGTATTTGATTTATTAAAGGATAGAAATGGCGACAGCAAACAAAAAACAAATTAAACCTCTAGTAAGTATCTTACCTTTGGAGCCAAAAGATATTGAGAGATTTTGGCCATTAGCAGAATTTATGGTTGCTGAAGCGTTAGCTTTTTCTGGAAAATATGCTGACTCTTCTTGGATAATGGATGAATTAAAAAAAGATACAATGCAATGTTGGATAATGTTTGGATCTGATGAATCTGAAGAAAATAAAGTATTTGGTATTTGTGTCGGAAGAATAGGAGTTATGCCTAATTATAATCAGTACGAAATTGTTATTTGTACTGGTAAAAGAAGAGAGTTATGGGAAGATAATTTAATCAAAAGTGTTACTGAATTTGCATTAGTTAATAAATGTAAAAGAATGAGTATAATGGCCAGACCTGGTTGGGAAAAAATTTCCAAAAAATGGGGATGGAAAAAGAAACATGTTCAACTAGAAAAATGGATAGGATAAAAATATGAGTTTTTTCGGAGGAGGAGGAGGAGGATCACAACCTGCAACTCCATCAACACAAACACAAATTGTAAGAGAAGCACCAGGTATTGAAGAGCGAAAAATAGAGTTGATGGATATTGCGCGTCAGATAGCGCAAAAACCAATTAATCTTCCAGATTATCAAGTAGCAGGTTTAGGTGCCTTAGAACAACAGGGCATAAATGCTGCGCAAACAACAGGTGTAGGTTCAGGTGCTGTAAATCAAGGTATTTCTCAAATTCAAGGAGCAGCATCTCCCGTAGGAGCGCAACAAATTTCACAATATTTAAATCCTTACCAACAATATGTAACTGATGAAATTGGAAGACAAGGTCAAATGATGCAACAACAATTAGGAGCAAAAGCAATTGGTGCGGGAGCATTTGGTGGAGGAAGAGAAGGTGTTCAACAAGCAGAACTACAAGGTAGAACTTTATCTGAAATGGGTAGAGCTCAGGCTCAAGGTTTTAATACAGCTTTAAGTGCTGCACAAAATCAACAAAGAGTTGGTTTAATGGCAGGGCAACAATTGGGTCAAATGGGACAACTTCAACAACAAATGTCTCAAAGAGATTTACAACAACTTATGGCTGCAGGTGGTGTGCAAAGACAATTAGCACAACAAGTTTTAGATGCTCAAAGACAATCAACTTTACAACAACAATACGAACCTTATCAAAGAGCAGAATTTTTGGCTAACTTATACGCTGCAGGCCCTAAATCTTCATCGCAAGTAACAATGGGAAGTGCTCCATCACAAAGTCCATTTGCTCAAGCTGTTGGAACTGGTATTGGTGCCTTTACAGCATTCTCGGGTATGAATAAAGCCGGACAATCAAATTAGGAGGTTTGATGTCATTAAATAAAGTTTTAAATAGACCTATGTTTCGTAAAGAGGCTCTTAGAAGAGGTGTGCTTAAAACTATTAATGCAAACACAGGTATCATGGTTGGGCAACCAACTTCTGCAGCTCAAGTTCCTGCATTAAGAAAACCACCAACATTTATGGAGAGAATGTCTGTAAGTGGTCCAAGTAAATTTGCAAAAGGAATATTTAGTATTCCTGGAATAGCCGGATATTATGCTGGAGATAAAGTTGGACAAGCTTTAGGTATTGAGAGTGAATTAGGACGAATGCCTTTTGGTTTAGCTGGAGGTTATGCAGCAAGTAAAGCATTGCCTGCATTAGCAAGTGCACCTGCTTTAACTTCTGCAGCTCTCTTAGCAGGTCCAGCATACCTAACTATTGCAGGTGCAAAAGAAAGAGAAAGAATTGCAAAAATGAGTTCAAAAGAAAGAGAAGCTCATAGAAGAAAATCCATGCAGTTTGGATCTTCTTATTTAAGTGATGAAGATTTTAACACACAGTTTGGTACAAAACCAAAATCTATTGAAGAAAAAGTTGCAGAAGATAAAAAAATAATAGCAGGTGAAAGAAAATCTAACAGACTTGGATTTCAAAATAGATCAAAAACATTGAAGACTGAAGGCGATCCACTGCTACAGGACAACGTTGCTAATTCAGATGACATTGCTAATTTAGATTCAATACAAGAAAACTCTATAATGGGTTCATCTATTCCTCCAGGAGAAAAAGGAGGACCAGGATTTGTTGAGCAAAGTGATGTAACAACAGGTACAACCAAAGATGATAAAGACCTGTCTGCAGCTGAAAAAAAAACAAATCAAACACAAAGTACAACTCAAGGAAATAATGAGATTAACGTTGGTGGGCCTACTAATGATCCTGTATTCAATCAAAGAATTGAACTTGCTAAAAAATATACTGAGGAGTTAGAAAAAGGACAAAGTTCACAAGCTAAATTAGTGTTTTTAGCTAACCTTGCATCAGGATTGCTGACAGGGACAACTAAAAAACGAGGTTTAGGTGGAGCTTTAGAAGTATTTGGTCAAGCAATAGGCCCTGCAGTAAATAACTATGCAACAATAAAATTAAAAGAAGGTGAGCTAAGAGCTAAAAGAAGAGAAGCGGGATTAAATGCTGCTTTTGATCACATGAAATTTTTAAATGATGCAGCTAAAGAAGACGTGGAAGCTGTTGAAAGATCTAGGGGAGTAGTTCAAATTCGAGGAGCTGATGGTAAGTTAAGAAACTACAAAGCTTACACTCGTAAAGATGGTAGAATTGAAATGGCAACGTTTGATGAAAAAACACAACAAGAAGTATTTGTTCCTGTAATTCAAGGTGCTGATATCAAAGATACTTCGGGTAACGCAATTGGTAGGTTTGAAGATTTTATTCCTCAAAAAATATATTCAAAAAGACTTCAAGAAATTGAGGATATACTTGGTAATAGATATGCAGCGTTAGCTACAACTAGAGATGTGTTAAAAACATTAGCACAAACAGACGCTAATAACGAACAAGTAAAAGCCGGTGCAGCATTAAGTATTGATACAGTCTTTAGAAGAGCTACTGGAGTTGCTAAAGATATTTTACAAATTGATTTAGCCAATGAAGCTTAAGAAGCTGAAGCACAAGCAGAACGATTTTATCAAGATGAAATGGATAAAATTCAAGATGCCTTAGATAATGGTGAGATAACAGAATCACAAGCTAATGGTGAAAGAAAACTAATAGATAAAAATA